AACAATTATTTGGAAGCACACAAGAGGGTGCAAAAGCTTTTGATGTAATGGCAAACTTTGCCGCTAAAGTTCCTTTTTCATTAGAACAAATACAAGCGGCATCAGGTAATTTAGCTGTTGTTGCTGGTGATGCAGATAGGTTATCAAAAATTTTAGAGATAACAGGTAATGTTGCGGCTGTTACAGGATTAGACTTTCAAACGACAGGTGAACAAATACAAAGATCATTTAGTGCTGGTATAGCTTCAGCAGATATATTTAGAGAACGAGGAGTTAGAGATATGTTAGGTTTCTCTGCTGGTGCAACTGTATCGGCTGAAGAAACTATTGCGGCATTTGAAAGAGTTTTTGGAAAAGGTGGAAAGTTTGGAAATGCAACTGATGAATTAGCTAATACATTTACAGGTACTCTATCAATGTTATCAGATAGTGTATTTAAGTTTCAAAAAAGAGTAGCTGATGCAGAATTTTTTTCTGCTTTGAAAAAAGAGTTTAAAGATTTAGATACATTCATAAAAGAAAATGAAGCAACATTTAATGATATTGCAGATGCAATAGGTTTTGTTCTTACAGGTGCATTAAAATTATTATCGACAGGAATAAAAGCATTAGCAAAAGCTGTTGATGCTGTAACAATAGCTTATGAACATTTAATAAGTGCAGTAAATTTTGTTTTACCCAAACAACTAGAAATACAAATCAAAACAAAAGAACAACGAGAACTTGAAAGACAAATTGGTGAAATAGAAAAAGAAAGATTTTTAAGATTAAAGGGTATTCTACAAGAACAAAATAAAATCACTAAAAGTTTAAATGCACAAAAAGAATCTATTGTCGATATTAAAAAGGTAGAAGAAGCTATAGCTAAAGCAAAAGAAAAAGAGAGAACTAAAGAACTATTTATATTATCAGAAATAAACAAAAAAAGATTAAAATTTCACGAACTTGAAACAGAGGGTGTAAAACAATTCGGAAAACAAAGAGATATATTAGGACAAGTAGGTGAAAAAATAAAAGAAAACAATGAATCTTTTTCTTTAAGTAATGAAATATTTAATAGCATAACTTCATTTACAAGTTCTTTTTCAAGATCATTAGCAGAAGCAATAGTATTAGGAAAAAATATAAATAAATCATTTAAAGAATTGGCACAAGGTTTGTTAATTGACATTCTTGCAAAAACTATTGAAAGACTTGCATTATTAGCCATAGAAGAATTTATTGTAAAAAAAATAATTGGAAAAGATAATGAGAAACTTAGAACTGAAAAAGCAATTACTAAAGAAAAACAAAAACAAGTTGCACTTCAAGCCGCACTACTAGCATTAGGCGGCGGTGGCGGTGGCGGTGGCGGCTCATTTTTTGGTTTTTTCAATAAAGGTGGTTCTGTTAGAAAAGACCAACCTGTAATAGTTGGAGATAGTGCTTCAGGTAGAGGTGGTGAATTGTTTGTTCCTAATTCATCTGGTCAAATTATTCCAAATTCAAGACTTGGTTCTATGGGTGGTGGAGTAAATGTTAATTTTAATATAAATACTGTAGATGCTTCTGGTTTTGAGGAATTACTTATAAGATCAAGAGGAACAATAACCCAATTAATAAACAATGCAGTAAATGTAAAAGGGAGAAGTAGTATAATATAATGGCTGGTGCATTTCCAATATCTTCTGCTGGTTTTTCAACTCTTGGTATTCGGAGCATACAGAATACAATTATTTCAAAATCACAATCAGGTAAAAAACTTGCAAGACAAATAGATGGTCAAAGATTTGCTTTTACTGCACAAATTATTACAGGAAAAAGGTCTGATATTTATGGCGAACTTATGGCATTTATTATCAAACAAAGATCACAAAAAGAAAACTTTACAATCATACCGCCAGAAATAGAAGATGCTAGAGGTGTTGAAACAGGAACACTTGCTGTTAATGGTAGCCACACAGTTGGAGATACAACTATTGCTATTGATGGATTTGCGGCTGATACAGCAAACAGATTGAGGGCTGGTGATTTTATAAAATTTAATGGACACACAAAAGTTTATATGGTTGTTGCAGATGTAACAAGTTCTTCAGGTGCGGCTACTGTCACACTAGAACCACCATTGACTACTGCATTATCAGATGACGAAGCTGTAGCTTACGATAATATTCCTTTTACAGTTCATCTTACAAATGATGTTCAAGAGTTTGGTGCTGTAAGTGCTGACAAAGATGGGAATGTTCTTTATCAATTTGAATTAGATGTAGAAGAAGCTTTGTAATGAAGTATAAAGTCACTTATTGGCTTAATGCTGATTTTACTGCTGAAGAAATCATTGACGAAGAAAATATTAATTTTAAAACAAATGATCTTGGACAATATAATCAGCCTACCAAAAATGCTAAATATAAGGTATTAGATACTATTAAAATAAACAGAACAAGTTACGAGAAATATGACGAGAAGCCTAACATCATCAATAAAGACAGAACTAGCAACAAATGATATTAGACCTGTCCACCTTATCACTATTGGGTTCGGTACTCCTGTTAATATTACTGATTGCTCTTTTTCACTAACATCATCAGTTTCAGGAAGTTCAGTAACTTATGTTGCTAGTGATTTTATTATGGGTGTTTCTGATTTTACAGAAGAAACAGATGTAAATTTATCTCCAATATCAATATCTTTATCAGGTGCAGATCAAACATTCATTTCAACAGTTTTAAATGAAAATATTATTACAGATACAGTTACAATATTTAGAGGATTTTTAGATGATAATAGTGCTTTGATAGCTGACCCTTTTTTACTTTACAAAGGCACTATTGATAATTTTGCAATATCAGAAACAGATACATCAAGCGGAGTGACTTTAGACATAGTTTCTCATTGGGCTGACTTTGAAAAAAAATCAGGTCGAAAAACAAATAATACATCTCAACAAAGATTTTTTAGTACAGATGTTGGCATGGATTTTTCAAGTCAAACAGTACAAGACATAAAATGGGGTAGAGCATAATGTTTAATTGGTTTGATAAACTATTAATTAAAATAGCAAAAAAAATATTAAATAAATATGCACCTAAAGGTGAGTTTATTGCTTATATAAATAAAGAAGAAGAAAAAATATTAAAAAAATTAGGTGGATATGGAAAACCTGTAAATAAAACAGGTATTAAATCTTTCCTCAAATTACCAAATCCTTTTAAACCTGTTAAAAAAGCTTTAAAATCAATTACAAAAGTTTTTACCAAAATATTTACAAAATTTATTTCATGGTTAATACCAACACCTGATATACCTGATTTTGGTGTAGGTGAATTTGATGATTTTGAACGAGGAATATTACTTAATAAACAAAGTAATGATGCCGCTATTCCTGTTGTTTATGGGGAAAGATTGCTTGGTGGCATTAGAATATTTTTATCTACTTCAGGAACAGATAACGAGTTTTTATACATGGCTCTTGTTATGTGCGAGGGTGAAATAAACTCTATACAAGAAATTAGAGTTGATGACAAAGTAGTTACATTCAATGGTTCTCTTACAGATAACACACAAAGAACAGTAGCAAGTTCAGATAGCAATTTTTATAAAGATGGTGCAAGTTATATCACAATCGAGCCACATTTTGGTAGTGATGGTCAAAGTGCATCTAGTTTATTATCAACATTAACAAGCTGGACAAGTAATCATAAATTATCTGGTATTGCTTATCTTGCTTTGAAGTTTAAATGGAATCAAGATATTTTTGGCTCAATCCCAAAAGTACAAGCAAAGATACAAGGTAAAAAAATAGTTACATTAAATTCTAGTTTAACTGAGTCTAGTGCAACATATTCTACAAATCCAGCATTTTGTATTTTAGATTATCTTAGAAATGAAAGATATGGAAAAGGAATACCAACTGCTGATATTGATTTACAAAGTTTTTATGATGCTTCACAAGTTTGTGTTACTCAGGTTACTCCCTTTTCAGGTGGTTCTCAAATAAATCTTTTTGATACAAATGCAGTTTTAGATACATCAAAAAAAGTTATATCTAACCTGAGAGAGTTGATTACAGGGTGCAGAGGATTTTTACCTTATGCTGGTGGTAAATATAAATTAGTTATTGAAACAACAGGTTCAGCTTCAATTACACTTACTGAAGATGATATTATTGGTGGCTACAGTTTATCTTCTCCAAGTAAAAATGATAGATATAACAGAGTTATAGTATCTTTTATAAACCCAGATAGAAACTTCCAAGCAGATGAAGTTCAGTTTCCACCTATTGATGACTCAGGATTAGATGTTGCAGATAGACACGCAACTCTAAAAGCGGCTGATGGTGGTTTTTTGCTAGAGGGTAGATTTTCAATGAAGTCACTTACATCACCTTATCAAGCAGAGGAGATGGCTGAAATAATTTTAAGAAGATCAAGAGAAGCTTTACAACTTCAAATTAATGTTGGCTTTGATGCTTATGATTTAGTTATTGGAGATATTGTAAATATAACACATTCATCATTAGGTTTTTCTGCAAAACCATTTAGAGTTATGTCTTTAACTTTCAATGAAGATTTTACAATAGGATTAGCATTAGTGGAATATCAAGGAAGTCATTATACATTTGCACCAAAAGCACAACAAACAACGACACCATCTACAAATCTTCCAAATCCATTTGTTATACAGCCACCAGCTTCTTTAACACTTTCAGATGAGATGATTGAATATTCTGATGGTACTGTAATAACAAGATTAAATATTCTTGTAGGTGCTTCACCAGATAGTTTTGTTTCTAATTACCAAGTAGAAGCAAAGAAATCTACAGAGTCAGATTTTAAAATTATTTCTACAGGTTCACAACTAAACCATGAATTACTTAATGTTATTGATGCACAAACTTATGATGTAAGAGTAAAAGCTATAAATAGTTTTGGAGTTTCATCTAGTTTTGTATCAGCTTCAAGATTAATTATTGGTGCTACAGATACACCATCTGATGTAGAAGATTTTAATATTTCAATGATTGGTTCAAATCAAATGTCACTTAATTGGACAGCAGTAACAGACTTAGATATTGAGTTTTATGAAATAAGATATTCTATGGGTTCAGGAAGTACAGCATGGTTTAATACTTCTCCCTTAGTACAAGTACCAAGAAGAAAATCAAATAGTGTAGTTGTAAATGCACTAAAACCACCATTTAATTTATATATCAAAGCTGTAGATAAACTTGGTAATGAGTCAGCAAATGCAACTCTTATAACTTCAAGTGTTGTTGCTTTACAATCTTTTGAGGACATATCAACAATTACTGAAGAAACAGCATTTTCAGGAACATTTACAAATACATTTAGAGGAGAGGATAATAATGGCAATCCAGCAGTTACACTTGATACAATAACACTTTTTGATGCAAGATCAGGTAACTTTGATGATGCAGATACTAGCGGTTTTTTATTTGATACAGGTGGATTAGCAAACAATATTACAGGTTCAGGAAACTATGTGTTTGCAAACAATTTTTCTCTTGATGCTATTTATGATGCAACATTTCAAGTTGAATTGACTATGGAATCTGACGACCCTTATGATTTATTTGACTCAGGTAGAGGAGCATCTTTATTTGATAATGCTAAAGCACCTTTTGATGGAAATGCACCAACAAATAACAATGCAATAATACAAATAGGTGCAGATGATACAGCTTTATCAAACATAACTACTTTTACGACAGTTGCTCAACAAGGAACATTTAAAGGTAGATTTTTTAAATTTAGATGTGTTCTTTCATCAGCTAATAATAATGCTAGACCTTTTGTAACAGGATTGAAAGCTAGATTAGTATTAGAGAAAAGAACAGAAACAGGAGATGATATAGCATCAGGTACAGGAACAAAATCTGTTACATTTACAAATGGTTTTTTCCAAATTCCAAATATTACAGTTACAGGTCAAGACCTATCTTCAGGTGACTTTTTTGTTATATCAAATAAATCTAAAACAGGCTTTGACATTGTGTTCAAAAATAGTAGTAATACTATAATCAACAAAACTTTTGATTTTCAGGCAAGAGGAGTAGGCTTGAAAACTTAATTAAAAAGGAATATAAGAAGTTATGTCACAAGTTTCAGATGTATCATTAGCAAACCAAGCTTTCGGAAGTTTCCGAAGTGAATTAAATAATATTTTAGGTGCTTTAAATACTATGCACGTTGGAAGTTCTGCACCAGGTTCAGTAGCAACAGGAACAATTTGGGTTGATAATGGAACATCAGGAAAATTGAAAGTTAAAATAAATGATGGCTCTGATAATGTAGAATTATTTGAAATTGATATATCTTCAAATGCGATCACAAGTAATATGTCAGTTACAGGAACAATAACAGAAACAGACCCAAATGCTTTACCATTAGCTTTGGCATTAGGATAGGAGATTAGATGGCAAATACTTTTAAACAAATAAATTTTGCGGCAGAGCCTAATTCTGCTGGAACACCTTACGTTATATACACAACAGCTTCATCAACAACTACAGTTATCATTGGTTTAATGCTTACAAATATTCATACAACATCTGTAACGACAGAAGTTGAATTAGTATCTACAACAGCAAATAGAGGCGGTGCAAACAACGTAACAAATGGAACTTCTTTTTTAGTAAAAGATGTAAGTATTCCAAATGGCTCAACATTAGAACTTTTAACAGGCGGTAAAGTTGTTATGGAAGCTGGAGATGCACTTAGAATAGATTGTTCTGTTGCAGATAAACTTTCAGGCTCATTATCAGTTTTGGAAATAACATAGGAGTTATAAATGCCATTTATTGGAAAAACACCTACAGCAGTTCCTTTAACAGCAAATGATATTACAGATGGTATTGTATCAAATTCAAAACTTGCACAAGATATTATTTCAGCAGAGACAGAATTAGCAACTGCACCAGCAGATACAGACGAATTTTTAATTAGTGATGCTGGAACTTTAAAAAGAATAGATGCAAGTTTAGTAGTTGGTGGTGGAATTACAGTAGCAGATCAATATAGAGTAAGTGCAAATATTACATCAAATGCTGACCCAATAAGCTCAAATATTGAAAGAGTTGACACAAGTGGTCAAGGAACAATAGGAAGTGCTATGTCAGTAAGCTCTGGTGTTTTTACATTTCCAAGCACAGGAATATATTTAGTTACATATAAAGGAAGTGGATATACTGCATCAGGTGGTGATAATGTTAGTTTAAGTATGAGTGTTACGATTAATAATTCATCTTTTACACAGATAGATTCATCTGCGGCTGGAGATGGGGAAACAAGAAATTTTACAGTAAGCGGTGGTAGTCTTATTGACGTAACTGATACATCAAATGTAAAAGTTAGTTTTAGTGCAGGTAGTATAGATTCTGGATCACAATTAGATGGAAACACTGCTGAAAATAGAACATGTTTTACTTTCATAAGATTAGGAGATACATAATGGATAATCATTATTTACAATTAGCATTATCAACATTCAATGGTGGTATGTGGTATGGTTGGAAAACACATGATGACAATGGAGATCAAATTCCTAACGATCAAAGAATGACTTACGAAAATATTGTTGTAATCAAAGATGGTGCAACAATACCAAGCAAATCTGATGTTGATGCAAAGATACAAGAATTAAAAGATGCAGAAACACAAAAAGCAAATGACAAAATATCTGCACAAAATAAATTAAAAGCATTAGGTTTAACTGATGCTGAAATAGAGGCATTATAATATGGCAATAATAAAATTAAATAATCAAAGTGTATCTGCACTTACAGCTTTACCAGCTGGTTTGGGCGGTAAGATTTTGCAAGTTGTTACTGTAAATCATGAACCTGAAGCTACATCTTCATCAACCAGTTATTCTGATACTGGATTGACAGCTTCAATAACTCCATCATCAAGCTCAAATAAAATTTTAATTATTGTAAATCAAAATGGATTAGAAAAAGATAATTCTGATATAAAAATTCAAGCAAGATTACTTAGAGGAAGCACAAATTTGACAGTTTTTATTGGAGATGAAACTTTAAATAC